CCCCCGCCGGGGTGACCGTCCCCAGCGTCACGATTGACCGCGGAGGCGAGCATGGCGAAGCGATCAGCCACGGTCCACATCGGCCAAAAGAAGTGGAAGATCCGCGTCTGCAAGGTGCCCGCCGACCGCTTGGGCGACTGCAACGACGAGACGGCGACGATCCGCGTCAGCGAGAAGTTGGTGGGCGTCGACTTTGTGGAAGTGCTGCTCCACGAATTGATTCACGCCCGCTGGTGGTGTCTCGACGAGGGCGAGGTGACGGAGTTCGCGGAAGAGGCGTCGGCCGTGCTTGAGGCGTTCGGGGTGACCCGCGAGGAGGACGAGGATGGCTAATAGACAAGCCGCCGGCACCGCTGCCGGCGACGAGATCACGCCTATGGTCCGCCGGATTGTCAAGGCCCACCCGGACGCGCCGGCGCGGACGCTCGCCCGGCGGATCGTCGAAGAGACGAACGGGGCACTGACGCTCGAGCAGGCCAGGACGCGAGTGCGTGCCGCCCTCGGGCTGTGTGGGGCTGACAGGCGGAAGAAAGCCCCCAGCAAGCAACTGCACCGCGAGCCGCGGGCCGCGGGCAGTCGTTACCAGATGCCGCCATCGCAGGCCGAGCCCTGGCTGCCGTTCGACCTCGGCATTACCGGCCGCGTCGGCATCCTGTCCGACATCCACGTACCGTACCACGACGAGACGGCGCTGCGGGCCGCGGTCGATCACCTCCAGGGCGAGAAGATCGACGCCCTGCTGCTCAACGGCGATTGGGCCGACTTCTACTCGATCAGCAGGCACGAGAAGAATCCAAAGCACCGCAACTTCCGCAACGAGCTGCACGCGGGCCGCGATCTCCTGAAGTGGATTCGCCAAGAGTTCAACGGCATTCGGATCGTCGCCAAACTCGGGAATCATGAAGAGAGGTGGGAATCGTGGCTATTCCAGCACGCCCCCGAAATCAGCGACGACCCGATCATGGGGATCGACAACTGGTACGGCTTTGAGCGGCTCGGGATCGAGTTGGTAAAGGACAAACGCATCATCCTCTGCGGTGCGTTGCCGGTGCTGCACGGCCACGAAAAGGGCAACGGGATCAGCTCGCCGGTGAATCAAGCCCGCGGGGCTTTCATGAGGTTGCATCACACGGTGCTCGAGGGCCACGGGCACCGCACCAGCACCCACAGCGAGCCCGACATGATGGGCTCGGAAACGGTGTGTTTCTCGACCGGCTGTCTCTGTGACATGCGTCCCGCCTACGCGCGGCTCAACAAATGGAACCACGGCGCAGCGGTGGTGGCGGTCCACGCCGACCGCAGCTTCGACGTTGAGAACTTCCGCATCCAGAACGGCAAGGTGCGCCAATCGTGACAGACGCCGACCTCGTTACCATCGATCAACGCATCCAGAGGGCCGGTGCCGCCAACTGTTGGACCGGCACACTTGGCTCTCTCGCCGGCGACGCTCGGCGGCTGGTGCGACACATTCAGGAGACGCGGAAGATGGCAGATGAATACCCGGTCGACCACATCCTGCGAGGCGAGCGGGAATTGAAGCACTACCCCGGCGACGAGATCGAGCCGGAGGCGACGTTGATCGAAGAGGCGGAAGGACCGCCCGTGGCGGTCCAGCTCCTCGACACGGCACGGGCCGCAGTCCTCGACCGCCACCGCGTCTACGGTCCGCCGCAGGAGCATTTCGCCCGCACCGTCGGCATGGTCAACAGCCTGTTCGCCTCTGTGCTGAAACGGCCGCTGACGACCTCCGATTGGGCTCGGATCATGCTGCTCGACAAGCTTGCCCGCGACCTCGGGCCGCGGCCCCACCCCGACAACGCTGTTGACCTCGCCGGCTACGCGGCGTGTCTCGCCGAGTGCCAAGCGTCCGCACCCCCTGCGGACGGCACGACGTGAGCCGTAGCGTGGTGGGAGGTGACGCATGATCGTACGGCCGACTCACTGGCGGACCGGCCCCAACGGCCGGGAAGCGGTGGCATCCGCCGGCGACTTTGTTTCGCTCGAGCGACTGCTGACAGCGGGCGAGAAGTCTGGCCGGATCACGTCTAGGCCGGAACGGACGGACCGCGAGATCGAGGTGATCGCCTACCGGCTCGGGTGGACGGTGGCCGAAGTCCGGCGAGCGATAGCACGGGGACGCACGGAGATCACCGATGGCTGACTCTCTCGACGGGATCGTATCCACCACGACCAGCCTGACGCAGACGCAGACGGGCACCGTCGGCAGCTCGACGCGGGCCGTCTCCGTGTCGTCGGCGTTGCCTCTCAACAGCGTCTCCGGCCCGCTCGTCGATCAGCTCTGGGTGTCCAACCGCTCGCTGGCTGTCGGCGCGTCCGAGACGCTCGATCTGCTCTCGCTCGCCGACACCATCCAGGGCGCGACCGGCATCCAGACGATGCGACAGGTCAGGCTCGTGCGGATCGAGAACAACGAGACGGCCACCGGCCCGCGGATCGTCGTCGGCCCGTCGGGCACCAACGGCTGGGGACGCGTCGCCGGCGAGATCGGGCCGGGCGGCGAGCTGATCGCCGTCCAGCAGACCCACGCCTGGGGCGTGACCGCGACCGAGCGTGGCGTGACGATCCGCGCCACCGGGCCGACCGGCTCCGTCTCCTATTCGATCGTGATCGCCGGCACCGCCACCACTGGCCCCGCAGGGTACTGACATGACTCCAGAACAGCTTCAATCCGCCGTCTTGGCTCTCATCGCCGGTGCGCGGCTGAAGTCTGCCGGCGGGCTCACCGTCAGCGAGTTCGGATCGCTCGTCGTGGAGGTCATCCGCCTGGCGGTCGCCGGGCTCGACACGATCTCCACGCTCGACGGGGCCGCGAAGAAGTCGTGGGCGTTGTCGTGCGTCGGGACGCTCTTCGACGCCGTGGCCGACTCGTGCGTGCCGTTCGCGGCCAAGCCGATCTGGTGGATCGTCCGGCCGGCGGTTCGCTCGCTCGTCCTGGCTGCTGCCGGCGGGGCGCTCGAGCAAATCCTGACGCTGACCCGTGCCGCCGCCCCGGAGCCGACCGCATGACCACCGCCCTGGTCCTCGCCGCCGCCGCGGTGGCCTACCTGCTGTGGGCTCGCCCGGCCTCCCCGGCGGGCCTGCCGCCGCTGTCGCCGCTACCGGCCCCGCAGGTCGCCCCGCAGGCTACCCCGCAGGCCGGCGGCCCGCACCCGCTCACGTTGCTGGCAATCCTGGGGGCCGGGGCAATGGTGGCTTTCGCGATTCGCGAAAGCGGAAAACCGGCCCCGGCCCCCGGCCCCACGCCGGTGGTCGGGCTTGACCTCCGGGGCCGGTTCGTCGGCGTCGATGCTGCCGCTGATGCCGCCACCACGGCCGCCATGCTCGAGGAGTTGGCCGGGCAGATCGAGTGGGACGGATCGCAGACCGAGCCGCGCCTCCGCACCGGTGCCGCGTTCGACGATCTGCGCCGGGCCGCCCGCGAGCTGCGGTGCCGCGGCGTGTCGCTGGGGGCTCGGCAGCCGGCCGTCCGCGACGAGATCAAGCGGTTCCTCGACGCCGAGGCCGGCACCGAGGGCGGGCCGGTCGATGCCGCCGCGCGTGCGAAGTGGGTGAAGGCGTACCGGGCCGTCGCCCAGGCCGCGGCGGAGGCGACCCGATGACGTTTATCGTCCACCACGGTGACTGCCGCGAAGTCATGGCAACGCTCGACGCCGAGAGCGTCGATGCCGTGGTCTGCGACCCGCCCTATGCGGAGATCGACCGACCCTATGGCCGACTGACCGAGCCGCAGTGGCACGATCTGATGGACGGCGTCATCGAGCAAGTGCGCCGCGTCTTGAAGCCGTCGGGGTCGGCTGTGTTCGTCATCCAACCCAACAGCGAGCGAGTCGGCAGGATGCGCCCGTGGGTGTTTGAGTTCATGGCGAAATGGGCTCGGCAGTGGAACATGGTTCAGGATGCGTGGTGGTGGAATCACTGCACGCCGCCAACCGTTCATTGCCAGCGAAAGCGCGGGCTGATGCGCCCAAGCCTAAAGGCATGCGTGTGGCTCGGGCCAAGCGACTGCTACCGGAATCAAGACGCCGTTCTGGTTGACGCCGCGGAATCAACAAAGAACGACAAGCGAACTTCACGTCTTGAGATTGGATACTCGACCAGCGGCCTCTCGATGAGACGCGGTCGAGCATTGTCGGCGTTTCGGGAGCGGGGCGGCGCGACTCCGTTCAATCTTATTGTCTGCGGAAACAGCAATTCCTCTAGCAGTTCCGGCGCTCACGGCCACGGTGCCGGAACGCCACTACCGCTGGCGTGGTGGTGGACTCGATACATCTGCCCGGAAGGCGGAACGATTCTCGACCCCTTCTGTGGTGCCGGCACGATGGGCGTGGCTGCCGTCTCCAGCGGCCGAGACTTCATCGGTGTTGAAAAAGAGGCCGAGTACGTCGAGATCGCACGGGCACGTATCGCCGCGGCCGTTCTTCCGTTGGAGGCCACAGCATGACGCGCCGTCAAGCCCAGATGTGGTCGTGGAGTGCCATTGGCTTCGTGATCGTCGCCGCGATCGTCGGCGCGCTCGTCGAGCGGGCCACGCACCGGCTCGCCGCGAGGGTGGAGAGCCGGTTCGGGTACACGCCCGACCCGGAAGGGCTTCGCCGCGTGATGGCCGAGTTCGGCCCCGCTGGACGCTTCTCCGCTGCCGGTGCCGACGCGATCGAGAAGGCCGAGCAGAAAGACACCTTCCTGTACCGGCCGGCCTACAAGGCTCACCAGGCGGTCTACGGTCAGCCGTGGCTCGTCGGCCGGCAAGGAATCGGTGACTGCGTCTCATGGGGCTGGAGCCACGCCGTGTGGATCGCCCTCTGCTGCGATTGGGAAACCGGCCGGCTCGCCAATCCGCCGCCGATGGTGGCTACCGAGTGCATCTATGGAGGCTCCCGCGTCGAAGCCCGGGGCCGTCCGGGGGACGGGCGGAATCCGGTGGGCGGATACTCCGACGGCTCCTATGGGGCCGCCGCGGCCCGGTGGGTGAGAGACTACGGGGTGATCTTCCGCCAGGAGGTGGGCGGCCACGATCTCCGCATCTACTCTCCCGACACGGCCAAGGCGTGGGGAGCGTTCGGCAACGGCGGCCAGGGCGACGGCGGGAAGCTCGACGAGATTGCCAAGGTCCATCCGGCCGAGCACGTTGCCGCGGTCGGCACGTTTGCCGAGGCTTCCGCCGCGATCGAAAGCGGCTACCCGGTGGCCGTCTGCTCCGGGCAGGGATTCGGAAACGTCCGCGATGCCAACGGATTCTCCCAGGCCCAAGGATCATGGGCTCACTGCATGGTGTTCATCGCCGTGCGCTACGCCGCCAACGGCTCGCCGGAAGACGGGCTGTTGTGCCTGAATTCGTGGGGTCCAACTTGGATCTCTGGACCGTCGTGGCCGAGCGATATGCCGCCCGGTTCGTTCTGGGTGCGCCGATCCGTCGTCGATCGGATGCTCGGCGGGGAGAACACGGACAGCTTTGCCGTCGGATCCGTGGGTGGCCTCGGCCATCGGCCCCTCGACAACGGCAATTGGCTCCAGCCGGCCCCCGCCGCCGCCCGCCCGCAACCCGCCCGCATCATCGCCAGCGTCTACTCTCTCGCCCCGTGAGGCCCGCCATGATCCTCGACCGCAAGATCGTCTCCATCGTCCTCGTCGCCCTGGCCCTCGGCTGGTGGCTCGGCTCCTCGCCCAGCTCACCGATCAACCCGACGCCGCAACGGCCGGTCTTGCAAGCCGTGGGCCGGCTCGCTCGAGTGGCGGCCCGGCTCGGGTTGTGGGCCGCGCTCGCTGCCGAGGCACCGCCGCAGGCCGACGGCCGGCAGCTCGTCCACGCGCCGGCGGTTGATGCCGATGGGCATCGGGTCGTGAATCATGGGGAGGGCTGGTGATGACCCTCTACCGCTCCCTCCTCGCCTTCCTTGCCGCCCTCTCCGCCGACCCAGCTGAGATCGACCGCGAACCGTCACGCGCCGCCGCGGCCGTCGCTGCGGCCTACGCCAGCCTTGCCCCGGACACGTCACCGACGCCGCCCCCGGCACCGGGGAAGTGTGGATGCGGGGGGAAGTGCGAAAACGGACAGTATCGGCCCGATGGGCGGATCGTCATGGCCTGCGAGAAGGACTGCCCGTGCGGGTGCCGTAAAAGCCCTGCCCCCGGCCGCTGACCGCCAATGCCCGCGGGCTGGCGTCGCGCCGGGGGCGGGGTCTTCAAGTCTTCCTCGGCCGCCCCATCCCCGGCGTCGCCACGATCAGCCGGACATCCCGCCGGTGGACGAACACCGTGCCGTCGATCTCGACGCTCGGGACCGTGCCGTCCTTCACCATCCGGTACGCCAGGGCGCGGCTCACGCCGGCGAGCGTGGCCGCGGTGGAAGGGCGGACGTAGTCGGTGGTATTGATGCTTGTCATAGGCTTGCGCACACCTTTGCCTTTCCGCCGTTCCGTTTCCGGTCAGCAACGCCCTGCGCGAAACCTTCACGGACGGCCTTGCTGACGATCTTCCGGAGTTCCGTGATCGTGTGGTCGTCGTGCTCGGAGACGATTGAACGAATGACGGAATCCAACGGCAGGTAAACCCATGCCGGGCTCTCGCCGTTAGCCACCTCCACCATTGAATCCGTGGCGGCTGTCACGCATGGAACGCTGCCGCGGAACGTCGTCATCAACATCAGGTTGTCGTGCGCACGCGACACTGAGCGAAGCATCCTGTCTCGTCGTCTTGCCATAGTCGTCGTTCCTTTTCCCTGGGGTGTGGCCCGCCCGGCGAAGCGCCGGGCGGGTGGGGCGGGCGTCAGGCCAACTGGGACTCGACCTCCTTCATCTGCTGCTTGATGTACCGGATGCCGTGGGTGGTCAGCCCACACTGACGGCTGCGGATTCGCTCGCAGCCAATCGCGCGCCACTTGAGCCACACGACATCGCGGTCCCAATCCGTGGTCCCGACATCTACGCGAGCGTCGTTGATGTCCAGGGTTCCGGCGAAGGCTTGGAGCTTGGCGATCAGGTCGGCTTGCTTGGTGGCGTTCATCGTTCGTTTCCTTGGTGGTGTCGTTCTCGTCTGGTGTCAGTATAGACAATCGTCCATTGTGGTCAAGTAGGGTGAAAAAAGATTTTTTGGGGGGCGGTTTTCCGCTGGGAAACTGCCTATTCCGCGTCCGGCACGAACTCGGCCTCCTCGCCGAGATCGAGGGTGGGGAGGTAGTCGAGGGCCGAGCGGGTCTGGGTGATCGCCGGGGCGAGGTAGTGCGTCCGCGTCATCTCGGTGCTGTGGTGCCCCAGGTGGGCCGTGGCGTCCCCGCCCCCAGCGTGAACGTACGACGCCGAGGACTTCCGGACCGCATGGAACGGAAGGTAGGCGACGCCGGCAGTCCGGCAGAGGACTCGTAACGACGGGTAGATGCTGGTGGGATTACGGTCCCACGGCCAGACGAGATCGTCGGGGCCGCCGCGTTGCTCCTCGAGCTGCCGGCATAGATCGGCCGGCAAGGCGTGGGAGATGTCGGCCCGCCTGCCCTTCCGCGTGTCAGCCTCGAAGAGCACGCGACCGGCGACGAGATCGACGTTCCGCCACCGGAGCTGCATCAACTCGCCGATGCGGGCACCGCAGCACCACTGCGCGTACAAGATCGACGACCACCACCAGGCCGACGGCAGGCCGCCGGTGCGGCCGCGGCGCTTGCGAGCTTGCACGATCAGCCGGGCGATGTCGTTCGACGTGTACGCCCGCGGCGTCCGTGCGATCTTCGGCCGACGCTTCAGTCTCGGCATCTTGCCGACGGTCAAATCCTCTTCACGCATCCAACGCCAGAGGGCAAGGATCTGCGACCGATCCTTGCTTACGCTGTCGGGCGAGATCGGCTTGCCGGCTCGGGTGTTGGTGGCCCGCCACCGAAGGAACTCGGCAACACGCATGCTGGTGAGATCGTCGGCCGTCGGCTCGTGGCCGAGGTGCTCGGCAAACTTTGCGATCGAGTGCCGGTAGAGAACTTCCGACCGTGCCGACAGGTCTTGGATCACCACGTACCGGCTCAGTGCTTCCGTAAGTTTCAAGGCAAAGGCTCCGCTAAACGCCCTCGCATCCGTGCGCGTCGGTCAGTAGGCTCGGCGTCCTACCTCCCGTGTCCTGCGCCGACCGAAGGTGCAAGAAGGATTGTACTGTACGCTTGGTCAGTACTAGACGGATGTACAATCCCGCCCTCTCCGTTGAACTATCGGTCGGCAGTGAACAGTACGCAGAGGCGAAAGCTGATGCGCGGCGGAGGTGCGGCGTGGCAACGATCGACATCAACGACATCGTGACGACGCTCGAGGCCGCAGCGTTGGCCGGCTGCACGCCGACACACATCGCCCGGCTGTGCCGAGCCGGGGCGATCGACTGCAAGAAGATCGGCCGTGAATGGCTGGTTTCCGCCAAGGCGGCGGCATCCCTCCGCGGATCTCTTCCGCGGAGCCTTGGGGCTGAAAGAAAATCCGATCCAGCGCCTCGGCGGAATCGCCGCAAGTAGCCTGAATCGTGCCCCCGCAAGCGTTTTCCCAGTCGTGAAAAAACGTGGCTTGACAGTGTTCGTCGAAGAACGCTAGATTCCCCCCCCATGCGTCCGGGGATTGAAACCCCCAGGACGTTTTTGGTGGAGACAGTGTTCGTCGAAGAACACTACTGGACACCTTGGCAAGGACGCCCGTTTCTCCCGCGTTTCTATGGGGGTGACCCAACTGCAAACGTCGGTAGGATCGATTCATCTAAGTGAACGGGTGTACAGCGTTAGGGGATTCAATGGAAACGCACGGCGGGAACGGGAGGCTCGATCAAGACCTGATCGACATCTGCTTCGGGATCGGTTTGAGCGTGAAAACGACGGCTTGGGTGGTGCGGGATTCGGTTGATCGGGTGTGGCACGAGTGGTCGGTGCGGACCGGCCTTCCGACGCCACACGACCCGATCAGCAGCGTGATTAAGAAGCGGGCGAAGGAAGTGCAGGCCGGCTGGACGGAAGAGCAGAGGCAGCTCGCACAGTTCGGCTGCACGGCTCGTCCGAGCAGCAAGACGGTCGAGTACCGGCAGCGTCAGAGACAGGAAGTCCATCAGCGGTGGAAGTCCACCAAAAAGGCGAAGGAACAGGAATGCCGCTCCGGCTTGATCGAAGAGAAGGCCAATCCATCACCGTGCCCGGTGATCGTCCATCAGATGACGTTGTGGTCGTTGTCCACAGCATCAGAGGCGACCGCGTGAGATTGGAGGTCGTGGCGAACCACGACCAAGCGATTTACAGGACCGAGCTGTTCAAGCGGCTCGAGCAACAGGAGACGGGACATGGCGAGCGAAACGATGGTCGGTGATCGAGAAGCGGCTGGGGCGATCGCCGGGATGATCGATCTCTACGGCCGGCGGCTGCCGGAGCGTGGCGAAGCGATTCGCGGCACGACGGCCGGCAAGCGTTGGTCCGGCACGTGCTGCCACTCGGATCAGTTTCGGGTGATCGTGGAGATCGACGACGAGGTGTTCGTGACCGTCTCGCCTTCGGACATCGAGATCGAGTGAAGGACGGGCCGGGGCACGAAGCCTTCGGCAGGGAGCCCGCGGAGCGGGTGGTCATGGATGAGGCCCGCCGGCGGTGGAACCGCCGGCGGATCAGGGAGGGCCGCATGGCAGGCGAAGGCGTGATCCACGTTCAGCGGACGTTCCGGTGGATGCCGGCGCGGACGCCTGCGGCTGGATCACGCAGGCCAGCCGTGCGGCTCTGTGCTGCGAAGAAGCAGCGGAAGCCGGAGACGCGGGGTGCGAAGCGGGTGCGGATCAGGAGCGAAGTCAAACCGCGGATGGCGGATTGGCTGCGGCGGATCAGAAAGAAGGTGCTGGCCCGGCTAACGCACACCGGAAATATGTACGCCGATCCGCGGCGAGCGGGCGGCAGATCGCTGGCTGGTGACTGTTACGTCGAAGCGGCGTTGGCCGGCGATCCGCGGATTCTGCTCGACACGATCGTCGAGTCGATCTGCGAGCTGCAAGGGGTGGGGCGAGAGATCGAAGTGGTGGTGCAGCCGAAGGCGACGACGGCTCTGCCGGGGACGGCTGAGAAGGTGGAAGAGATGAGGAAGCGCCAGGAGAGGTTCCAGGCGCTGCACTGTGACTGGGATGCAAAGAGGAGTTAGCGGAGATGGCTTTGAACATTCAGCGGGGACGCCGGCACACGCCGGTACGGGCGGTGATCTACGGGACGGAGGGCATCGGGAAATCGACGCTGGCAGCGGCGTTCCCGTCGCCGGTGATCCTTGACACGGAAGAGGGGACGCACCACCTCGACGTGGCCCGCGTGTCGATTGGCTCGTGGGACGAGCTGCGGGCCGCGGTGGCCGAGATCGGCAGCAAGCCCAGCGAGTTCCGCACGGTGGTCATCGACTCGGCGGACTGGGCCGAGCGGCTGCTGATCGAGAGCCTGCTCGTGGAGCACAAGCAAAAGTCGATCGAGGGCTTCGGATTCGGCAAGGGCTACACGATCCTTGCCGAAGGCTTCGGCCGGTTCCTGACGCAGTGCGACGCGCTGATCGGTGTCGGGCTCAACGTGGCTTTCGTGGCTCATTCCAAGGTGCAGCGAACGTCGCCGCCGGACATGGCGGACGGCTTCGACCGCTACGAGCTGAAGCTGACGAAGCAGACCGCGCCGTTGCTCAAGGAGTGGTGCGACCTCCTGGCGTTCTGCAACTACAAGACAAACGTCACCGAGGGATCGGACGGCCGCAAGAAGGCCACCGGCGGCAAGCGTCGGCTCCTGCACCTTGAGCGGGCCGCGGCGTGGGACGCGAAGAACAGGTACGGCCTCGACGCCGAGCTGCCCATGACGATCGACAGCCTCGGTCCGATCTTCGCCGAGCCTGCCAAGCGGCCCGGCTGGCGTGACCGCGTCGCCCAGGCGGTGACCGTCGACGAGTTGGGCCGGATCGCCGACGACGCCGAGAAGGCCGTCAGCGACGGCAAGCTGACGGCGGAGCAGCGGGATCAGCTCGACATCCTGATCGACCAGCGGCATGGCGAGATCGAGATCGAGGTGACGGCATGACAATCAAAGAGTTCATGGATAAGCACCGCGCTTGCCGCGAAGGCCGCGAGTGGGCTGAAAGCACATGCGAGACGATGGACGAGGTTTGGCGATGGGCACGGCATGACTGGCTGCTTTGGGTGGCGAGGCGACCGGGCGTCCTTACTGATCGTGAGTTGCGGCTTTTTGCGGTGTGGTCGGCCCGTCAGGTGCAGCACTTGATGACCGACGCTCGATCGCTGGCGGCTCTTGGCGTGGCCGAAAGGTATGCAAACGGCGAAGCGACGGACGAAGAGTTGGCCGCAGCCGGGGACGCAGCCTGGGACGCAGCCTGGGCCGCAGCCAGGGCCGCAGCCTGGGCCGCAGCCGGGGCCGCAGCCAGGGACGCAGCCTGGGACGCAGCCAGGGCCGCGCAGGCCGAATGGCTGCGAGCGAACACAACGCCGAAATGGGAGGTGATCGGAGCATGAAACTCTTCCAAGCGTCGGTCTTTGAAAAAATCCGAAGCGACGGCGTCTTCCTGCACCTCAGCAGCGCTGAGGCTGTGGACGTGAACGGCAAGCTGTACGCCGAGGTGGCGGGCAACCTCTACGCCGCCGACTCCTCGCCGCGGTGGCACGAGACGGAAGCCGCGGCCCGCGAGGAGGCGGCGGCGAAGGTCGATGTGATGGCGGCGGCGCTCACCGCCCAGGCGGTGCGGATCAGGGAAGGAGGACGGTGATGTCAGAGACGCCGACGATCGCCGCTCGGGTGTTGATGCACGCCGAGCGGGTGCGCGACGAGCTGCTGTACGTGTCGCCCGAGCCGGCCACGCCGGAGTTGTCAGAGAAGCAGGGCAACGCATACGGGCCGCTGCTCGTCGAACTTTGCCGGCTGGCGATTGCCGAGTGGCGCAGGCCGGAGGCGAGCGCTACGCCGCAGAACTTGTCGAACGTGTTGATCCGCATGAGTGACACGATCAAGACCGCCTGGGTCGAGGAGGACGCCGATGACGTTTCGTGATGGGATTCGACGGGACTTGCAGGCCAAGCGGGAGCACGACCGCGAGGCAGACCACGAGCGGAAGGCGTTGGGCATCGCAGATCTCGTTCCATTTATGCGAACGGGACAGATGAGCTACGCGAAGTTCTTGCAGATCACGCGGGACATTTTGAACGGTGACGCCGACCGGATCGTCCGTGTCGGTGAGGAGTTTCGACCGGACATCCAGACGGGGGATCAGCGATGAGGGTTCACAGTTTCGATGACGGGTTCGACGCGGCGACGGCTGGCGGTGCGCCGGCCGGCGAACGCGAGATGCTGCCGGACGGCACGCACGGCGTGACGATCAAGGAGGCGAGCGAGGGGCCGCACAAGTTCGCCGACAACAATCCCGGCGACTTCCTGCACCTCACGCTCGCACCGAACGGCTCGTACGGCTTCGTGTGGGTGTCGCTGGGCTCGTCGGCGAAGGACCGGGCTCAGGCCGGGCTCCTAGCGACCGCCCTCGGCTACACGCCGGATGGCTGGGCCGAGGCCGATCCGTCCGAGCTGGTCGGCCGCGAGCTGCGGATCACGACGAAGCAGGTCGTGTTGAAGAGCGGCAAGACCCGCGTCTTCGTCAACGACTACCTTCCGGCGGTCGGCGCGGCACCGGAGAAGAAGCCAGCCAACCGGCTGCCGGCTCAGAAAATCGCCGCCGCTCGAGGCGACGAGGCCGGCGGCGGGGACGACATACCCTTTTAGGTCTACCAGGCCCGCCCTGGCCGCGCCGTTCACGGAGGGGCAATGGGCTCGTCAGCCGGAGGAGCGAGCGGAAACTTGCCCGCAATCACCGGCGATCGTTGGGTGGCGAACATTTCCCGCCGGCAGCAACGACAACCACCTCGGAGTCGGGCCGGGTGCCGTTCGACGCGGCAGGGTGGGATGGGTTAGAGGATCGATTGGCACTAGGAGCGAGTGCGATGGCTAAGAAGAAGCGTTCATCAATGGTTGGCAATGGTGGAAAGTCGCAGCAGGAGATTGTTCGGCATTGGGGCGACCTCCCCGTAGTTGATGCTAAAGCAGATCTGCGTGTTTTCATCCAACCAGAAGACTACGCGCACGCGAAGGCCAAGGATGCGGGGTGTTGCCTTTTTGCACAAGCATGCAAAAGGCAGTTTGCTGCCTCTAAGGTGATGTTTTGGAGGTCTTGTGCTTACGTTGAACTTCCTGGGAGCGATGGCGCACGTCGCGTCGAAAGATTCGAGCTTTCCGCCGATATGCGTCGTCTCATTGAGGAGTTTGATAAAGGCAATCCAGTGACTCTGTCAGGCGGATTTCTTCTTAAAAAGATTACTCCGTCAATGACGTTTGAGGCTCAGCGTGAATACCAATCCCTCAAGCGTCTCCGCAGGAAACAGACGGCGGCTATCGTCGGCACGGCCTCATCTCGCGAGCCGTCTAATCAAGGGAAAGGGGCTTACAGCCGTCCTCCGATCGTCATCGACATCGAAGTACGCAACGGCAGCGGAATGGTTCATTTTAAGAAGACAGCCGATGCCTCGTAGGCATGTGATTAGCGTCATTTACTAGAAGGAACAAATAATGGCTGAAGACGAACTTCCTGATGGCTGGAGATGGCTTTCCACTTGGGACACTCGCACTGGCGAACAGCACACAAAATGTGGCCCGAGCGGTGATTACGCGCGGCTCCTAAAAGCGTCCGCGGCGCAAAAGATTCGTGCTTACAAGCAACACAGCTCATGGGCCGTGCACGTTGGTGATGCAACGGCATTTCTTGAGGCTGCCAAGGGTGTTTTCGCAGCGAATCACAACTTCAATGCGACGCCTTTAGCCGATCAGAAGTTGATTTATGAGGATCTTCTTGCTGCTCTCGTCCGCCTGGCGGTGGCGGCGGAGCGGATCGCGGAGGCTGCGGAGTCGATGGCAACGGTCCCGCAGTCGTTTCGGTGAGGAGTTCACATGGCTCGCCTTCGCAGCATCGAGATCATCGGCGGGCCGCTCGACGGCCGGCGGATCATTTGGGATGCCGAGATCGACTGCATGATGTGGACCGATGGCAGCCGGATCTATCAGCACGCGATCGACGAGATTTGGACCGGGACGAAGAACAAGACGGTACTGCGGCACGTCGGGACGCTGCCGCTTCCGAAGAAGACACAGTAAACCCGGCGGCGGGCGGGGAACTTACCAACACCTGAATCGCTTCGGGCTCGGGAAGGCCACGGCAAAAACCGCCCGCCGTCGGGGTTTTTGACACACGGAGGAGTCGATGGGGGGAATCACAACGATCGGCGAACAGCCGAAGGCGTGCACGGAGTGCCGCGAGACGAAGCCGCCTGGGGCGTTTGCCGCTCGCACCGGACTCCTCGGCGGAAGGATGGATGTGTGCCGCTGGTGCCTGAAGGAGCGGCGCGACTCGCACCGGACTGACAAGAGTCTCGGCAAGAGCATCCTGCGTGACGCGAAGACGAACAGCCGCGGAGACTTCTGCGACGAGACGTACGCCACCCGGCGCGACCAGTACATCATCCTCCTGGCCGCTGCCTGCGACCGCTACCGCCAGGCCGAAGACGCCGAGGACCGCGACGGGGCTCGCGAGGCGCTGATCTTCCGGTGCCGGCAGCTGCTCGAGGCGGAAGGGCTGGTGAGCACATGACGACCTTCCAGGGCCAGCACTTCCTCGACTTTGACGCGGCCCCGGCCCGCCGCACCGATCCGCCGACATCGGTGGCGGCCGGGCAGGCGATGACGGCCGCCGCGGTTGACGAACACGAACGGCTTATCCTCGCGGCGCTGGCCGCCGGGCCGGCCGGCAAGACCGAGCTGGCGGCTCGGATCGGCACCATGAGCGATCAGCAGGTGATCCGCCGCATGAAGCGGCTCGAGCGGCTCGGCAAGGTCGAGCGGACGGGGCTGGAGGTCAAGTCGGCCGCCAGGCGGGGCGAGACGGAGTGGCGGGTGGTGTGTGGGGGGAGGGTGTGACTATGGAGGGAAGCATGCCAGCAACGATGGTGGAGCTTAAGGGTCACCCGGCCGCAGACGGCTGGCCCATGATGAAAGACAAGGCGTTTGCGCAACTGCGAGACGACATCAAGAAGAAGGGGCAGGAAGAGCCAATCACGATTTGTGATGGCATGATTCTCGACGGTCGCAATCGCTACCGCGCCTGCATCGAGCTAGGTCTCAAGCCGATCACTCGAGAGTATCGAGGCAATCCGTGGGACTACGCCTGGACGATGAACGGCCCGCGGCGCGACTTGGACGAGACGGTCAAGTGCGTGATCTTTATTCGGTATCAGAAGGAATCGGAGAAGTGGGAGAAGAAGCACGGAGAGATCAAGAAGGAGGCGAATCGGAAAAAATCTCAAGCAGCTTCAGACGGAAAAGTTGGGCGCGCCTCTGTCAAGCAAAAGGCTTTAGACGCGGATCACAATGAGCCGCGTCTAAACAACAGCGGCAAGCACGTCGCACGCGAGGCGCGCGCTGCCGAAGCCAGTGCATCGACCGGCACTATGGGCCGTGCTGAGCAGATATGCAGCCACAGCGATCTCGCCAAGAAAGTCGCGGCACTTGAAATGAAGCCCGCAGCAGCGCTGCGGGAGATTCGCAGCCGTAAGCGCCGCCTGGAGCTCGAGGAGGCGGCCGCGAAGGCCGTCGAGCATGAAACCGGCCGTCCTGAGTGGTCGATTCTCAACGTCGATGTCCTCGACGGTCTAGCTTCCGTGCGAGACGAGCACGGGCCGGCGCGGCTAATCTTCACCGACCCACCCTACAACATCGGCATCGACTATGGCCCAGGAAAGGATGCCGACAGCCTCTCGGACGGCGCTTACCTGCGGTGGGTGGATGAATGGATCGGGCTGTGCTGCGATTGTCTTACCGAAGATGGTTCGCTGTGGGTGATGATTGGCGACGAGTACGCTGCCGAATACGCCATGATCCTCAAGCGTCGGGGCCTGACTCTCCGGTCGTGGATCAAGTGGTACGAGACTTTCGGCGTGAACTGCCAGAACAAGTTCAACCGAACAAGCCGCCACATCTTCTATGCCGTCAAGGACGAGAAGTCTTTCGTCTTCAACCCGGAGCCGGTGACTCGCCCGAGCGATCGCCAGACGAAGTACGGCGACAGTCGCGCCTCAGCCGGCGGGAAGCTCTGGGACGACGTGTGGCAGATCCCGAGGCTGACCGGGACTTGCGCGGAGCGTATCCCAGACTTCCCCACGCAACTGCCCCTGGCCCTGGTCGAGCCGATCGTCCTTTGTGCTTCCATGCCCGGCGATCTCGTCGTCGATCCGTTCAACGGAAGCGGAACCACCGGCGTTGCATCAGTGCGAAACGGCCGGAAGTACGTCGGTGTCGAGAAGAGCGAGACGTTTTCGGATGTGGCACACGTGAGGCTCAGTGGAACGAAGGTGAACCAATGAATCTTGGACCATCAACGAGGTACGCCAGGGACATCGTCAACGACTATCGGTCGAAGGAGTTGACTGATCCCGACTACCAGCGCGAGTACGTGTGGACGCAGAAAAAGGCCAACCATTTCCTCGCTAGGACGATTTCGCTCGGTCACGTGCTCGGAGTAATCACGACCTACCGTCTCAAGGGAGGGAACACAAGTTTTCTTCAGGATGGAAGGCAACGAATCACAACGCTCATGCGAGCAATCGATGGTCCATCCGAGTACGGATTGTGCAGGGAGCAGGTTGAGTCGCTGCGCGGCGCTCAGGTGTCCCAGCAGTCAATGGTGTACGAAACCCACGACGATGCCCGGATGGACTTTCAGCACCTTAACGACGGGGTTGGGCTGATTCCGTACGAGAAGTACCGCGGCGACTTGGAATCTGATGATGCCGGCCGATCGCTGTACCAGATGGTCCGGACGACAGTAGACGATTTGTCGGTCGGCATGGCGGGTATCAGTCGCTCAAGCGAGCACGGCCGCAAGAAGGCCGGCCAGTTGCACAGGCACAGCCTCGGTCTGTTCTACAAGTACGCAACCCGCCACAAAGACCTTCAGCTCTACGCAAAGTCTGAGCGAAGCATCAGCGACCAGATCGAGCGGAGGGTGCGAGGATGGCTCGATGGAAATCGAGATGAATGGCAATCAAAGTGCGACGGATTCATCAGAGCGATCGAGAGTGTGAACGCCCTGCTTTCCGAAGAAACGAAGTCTTTCGACGCCAAGCGTTGGGACATGACGGCCGTTCGCGCTATGTATTCGGCCTACCTGCACATCAAGAGCATCGGGTGCCCGTCTGATGCGTTCGTGGAGTTGGTCCGCTGGTTCGTGGCGTCGAACGTAAACAGGAAAACGTGGTCGGCGCGATACGAGATCGAAGTGGATGGCACGCCGATGCTGTTTCGCATCGATCAAGTCTCGCTCAAGTGGCTTTTTAAGTGCGAGGCTTTTGGTGGACCGAAGATCGAGCAGCTCAAGCGATCCCGGCGGATCGTAGCCCAGGCTGGGTACGACGAAAGCCACCTCGTTCCCCACGCGGATGGAGGGACGGAGACGTTCGCCGAGCCTGCGATTCTCAACCGATCCAGGGGCAGAAGGCAAGTTGGCGAGTGAACAGCACGCAGACGACACGCAAGCCAAAGGCAAACCCCATGACCCTCCCCTCCGACTACGCCGCCCTCATCGCCATCGCCCAGGCCGACGAGCTGGACGCGATCAAGAAGCAGATCCTCGACCGCAACGAGGAGCTGGGGGCGGTGGCGGCGTTCGAGCTGCTGAAGGAGCTGGCGACGAGGCGGAAGGCGTTGGCGGAGGAGCGGCGGAAGCTTCAGGAACTGTGGGACGCGACGCCGGCGGCGGCGGACGAGGACGGACAGGAGGACGCGGATGGCGGGTGAATTGGTGTGCTGCCTGTTTTGCGGCCGTGACACGCGGAGCAAGAGCGGCGTTTGCTCACGATGCGAGGGCCGCAAGTCGTTTGGGCTTCCGGCGAGCCATTCAGACGCGATTTCCAACAAGACAGCCCCGGACGTTTGCGAATCGTGCGGGCGAGAGTTCAGAGGCGAAAAGCGATTTTGCGACGAGTGCAGGAACGTCGGGGCGGAGCGGTCCTACCACGGCGAGAACTACGGGGAGGACGAATAGTGGCGGGTGAATGGATTGCCTACGACATCGGTCTGCCAGACAAGCCGGAGGTGCAGGAGCTGATCGACACGACCGGGCGGCCGGTCGAGGAGATCGTCTTCTCGCTCCTGCGGCTGTGGGGCTGGGCGGCGTTGAACACGGCCAACGGCCGGGCACGGATGACCATTCCGCGGCTCGTGCGGACGTGCGGCCAGGATCAAGCCTTTTGGCATCACGTGGCCGCCGTCGGGTGGCTGGAGATCGACGAGACGGACGCCACCGTTGCTATCCCAGGGTGGGATCGCCGGTTCAGCCAGGCGGCCAAGTCGAGGCTCCAGCAGGCCGATCGGGCGACCTCGTACGAGGACAAACGCCGACGCGCCGGCAGTCCCGGCGCTCAAGCGCCGGAAGATCCGGCGCTCAAGCGCGGGAGAGGAGATAGAGGAGATACAGGAGAAGATCCTCCTCCTCCGCGAGAAGCTGCGCAAGGAAAGCCGGAATCCCCGGAAGAGACGTGGAAGGCGTTCCGGGCTGCCTGGAACGCCGGGGCGGCTGCCGGTAATCGCCGCGAGTGGAAGCCCACCACGCCCCCGGACGGCTGGTCGGATCGGCTGGCGGAAGTCGGCTGGGGCGACAAGGCGGAAGAGGCGACAAAGCGGCTCGGCAAGTGCCGGTACTTTGAGACGCCGGTGACGCTTGTGCAGTTCGTCGGCCCGCGGTTCGTGGATCTGTGCCTTGGCGGGCAGTACGACGCCCCCAAGGCCAAGCGGGGCGGCAGGGAGCCGGAGAAGGCCCCGCCGGCGGTCTGGACGGGCGACGACGCCCAGCGGTTTGAGGCGACGAAGCGGAAGGTCTTGGAATCACTCACGAAGGAGACGACATGACCTGCACCCGCTGCTCAGCCCCTGCCCGCTGGCGAGACGCCGACGGCCGGCACTTCTGTGCCGGCCACGTGCCGGCGAACGGCAAGCCGCTGGCCCGCCTGCCGGCACCGCCGGAGCCGGACATTGCCGATCGGCTGGAAGCTATCGCCGCGGTGCCCGCCGATAGCCCGTTCTCGTTTGAGATTCTCGAGGATGCCGCAGCCGAGATCCGCCGGCTCCGCGCTCTGCTTGAGGCCGCCGGAGACAAGTCCGGGGCGTGTTAGTGTTTGGGGATCGATGGATCGATGCTCTTTCCCACGGAGGTGGATATGCGGATTCTCATGGCGATGCTCGCGGTGACTGTTCTCTCGGGTGCGGCCCACGCCGGCCCGTTCTCTCGCCGTTCGGTGACGACGACCAGGGCGAGCACCTGTACCGGAGGCAACTGCTCGTCGGCTTCGACCCGGACGGTCAGCCGCGGCGGGGCTCAAGGCCACGCCGATGCGATGGCTTCGTCTGGCTCGCTGGTGCATGCGGCCAGCCACGGCGCGACCTACGAGGGTGTCGGTGTCGGCGGCAGTCCGGACGCGGCGCTGGCGGCCTGCTGCAACAACGGCGGCGCGGTGCTTGAGGAGGGAACCGCCCAGGGCCGGGATGGCCGGTGGTATGCCTGCCGGCGGTACAGTCAGCGGTGAACGATACGCTCCGAGACGCCACACATCTCGGAGATAGCTCGCGTGGTGTAGGCACCGGTGGCGCGGTGGTGGGGCACGGCCGGCTCAACACCGGCAAGGGCGGACTCGGACTCCGTCGCGGGCGATTTGGCGCGAGTAACTCAGTTGGAAGAGTCCCACGAAGTGTGTTGGGAGGTCGCGGGTTCGAGTCCCGCCTCGCGTCCTAGGTTCGACAAACAGCGGCATCGCCGCGGGAGGGGAAGCGATGGCTGAAGTGACGTTGGCGGATTGTGGTGGTCCGGTGCATCCGCAGGAAACAATCGACGCAGACGGACGCGTATTGAAGTGGCACGGAATCAACGCCCGCGACTACTTCGCGGCGGCGGCGCTGCAGGGGCTGCTGGCAAATGCGTCAGAGGTGAACGATGAACTTGCGGTTGAAGCTTTCACGGCGGCAGACGCGATGCTCGCAGCCCGCGAGCGGAAGGAGGGGTGATGGGATGGACGCACAGGACTGGAATGAAAGCGACGGCGAAGAAGTCACTTGCGATCATTGCGGCAAAGCAAAACGCTGCACGCTAACCGTCGATCCGTATGTTCGTGAGATTTGCCCGGACGAAGAAAACAATGCGACATGGTGGTGCGATGAGTGTTACATCGGCAGGGCTGGGGACATTTAACGAGGGGTAAGGCATGACTACGCAAGAGCGGTCGATGTTGTGGGCAATGGCCTTCTACGTCTTCTTCGACTCGTTGGGGAAGATTCTCGATCTCATAGAGCGATTCATTCCGGAGGGCCACCGATGACACACGCATGGTGCCGCGACATTGCAAGGGACGCCGCTGTGCGAACGGCCGAGGCTATTGCCCGCCCCTTTGCCGATGCCGCCAAATGCTCAGTGCCGGTGAGCAAAACGGGCGAGGGGCAAAGTGGGCTGCGGACGGAGCGGCTCACGTTGGACATCACGTCCGCTCACGACGAGCGGCTGGCTGACTGCATTGTTGAATCAATCGGAGATTGTCTATTGCACGGCGAATCCGTCCGCGTCGTCGATGAGGACCGCGAGGCCGCTGACCGAGTTAGCCGCGAGGAGGGCTACCGCGTCCTTTTGGCCGAAGTGATGGCGGCGAGAGAAGAGCGTGACTCCGCGATCCGCGAGCGAGATTGCGAGAAGCAGCGGGCAGACCGCGACTCCGTGAAGTGCAGCGCCCTGGCCGACAAGGTGATCAGCCTGAGGGCCCGCGTTGCCGAACTGGAGGCACGAACATTAACCCCCGGTGAAGGTTCGTGCGCCGCCCAGGCCGCGAGCGGCGGCGGGGACCATTTCGCTGACGCCAGCAAAATGGTGGAGCAGCCGCGCGGGTGGTTGACGGAGGAGGAAATCGATGCCGTG